CTAGAAATGCAAATTATCGCAGGCAACGTTCAGACAATGCTAAATAGATTACTCAAAGACGTCTCCAGACAGTCACCCGTCTTTAAATATTCTGCCTGTCATCACACTAACTCATAGGAGAAAAGAGATGGCTAAATTTTATTCTACAAAAACATATGGTCATAACATTGGGCTATCAGCATGTTTTAGACAACCTAATGCTGATCATTCACACTGTCATTTACTACATGGTTACAGTCTACAGTTTAAGTTTACATTTGCATGTGATCACTTAGACAACAAGAACTGGGCGGTGGACTTCGGCGGACTTAAAAAGATCAAGTATTGGTTAGAAGATCACTTTGATCATAAGACTGCCATTGATAAAAACGATCCTTACTTGGATAAGTTTATGGAACTTGAAGCACTAGATCTAGCAGAGATTGTGGTAATGGATGGTGTTGGTGCGGAGAAGTTTGCGGAACACGCATTTAACTTTGCGGACAACCTGATTAGAGAACAATCAAACAATCGCTGTTGGGTACATTCAGTAGAGTGTGCTGAGCACGGTGCTAACTCAGCGATTTATGAAGGATAACAATGACTAAGAAAGCATTTTATAGTTGGAATGATGTAGAAGCGTTGACACAGGATATCATACGCCAGATACATGTAGATGAACAGAGCTTTAGCTGTGTAGTTGGGCTTACGAGGGGCGGTTTAACACCCGCTGTGCTGGTTTCACAGTATCTAGACATACCAATGCACGCCCTAAAGGTAAGCCTCAGAGATCACATAGGGCAAGAAGATCTAGAACAGATGGCCGGCTTCCTAGGCATCAACGATACTGTCAAAAAGAGAGTATTAGTGATAGATGACATCAATGACACTGGCGCAACCATCAACGCCATCAAGGATGTATGGGGTGATGAGTATGTTACCTATGCTGTGTTGATCAACAATGAGGCAAGCGAAGCAGATGTAGACTACGTGGCCAAAACCATTAACAAGTTAGAAAATGATGTGTGGCAGGTGTTTCCTTGGGAGGATTGGTGGTTGTGGAACAAATAGATCTAACCAATATATGTAAGAATATAATGTCACCAACCAAACGTGTCAGCGTATTGGTGCCTACTAGAAAACGCCCTAAGATGATGTTTGAGGCACTCAAGAGCCTATGGAAGACCGTGAGCAAGGAAGGTGGCGTGGAGTATCTCATAGCACTGGATGACGATGATCAGGAGAGCATAGACTACTTTGAGAAAACTATAATACCCTACATGGACAAGAAGGACATTGACTATGAAGTACATGTGGTTCCTAGATGGGGTTATACTAGATTAAACGAATACTTGAACTATCTTGCGTCAAAGGCCAGTGGTGCTTGGTATCTGTTCTTCAATGATGATGCGAGAATGAAGACCAAGGATTGGGATAAGGTCATATACAAACACACCGGTGACTTCCGCATACTGCGTGTCAAAGACAATCACGAGCACCCTTATGCTATATTTCCAATTATTCCGTACGAATGGTACGTGCTGTGTGGATACATAAGCCCACAGCAAATGACGGATGCATGGGTAAGCCAAGTGGCCTATCTGTGCGACATAATGGAGAATGAATATGACATTGACGTATTTCATGATAGGCATGACATCACGGGTAACCCCGAAACCAATGATGAGATATTTACAGGAAGAGAGCAGTTAGAGGGTAATCCGGATAATCCAATGGATCTGAATTCAAACAACATGGTACTAAAACGCTACACGGACTGTGCTAAGATCATGATGTTCCTCAAACAAAAAGGAGACTACAATGATCACTTTGAAAAAGTCATAACCGGCAAGGGACCGGCCTGGGATCTATTACAAGCCAACGACCCACACGGGCTCACGACGAGAGTGGATCACGGCGAGAAATATAATGCACCTACTAACACAAGCAAGGAAGAACATGCTAGAATCAGAGAACAACTTAAAAAATAAGGTTAAACAGTACTGGGACACTCAGCCCTGCGGTATTAAGAAGGGCGAGGGTGAGATAGGCACTCTGGAATACTTTGAATCTGGTAGCCGTAGACGTTATGAGGTGGAACCTCATCTAATGGACTTCGCTGGATTCCATGAGTGGAGAGGCAAGCGTGTGTTGGAGATAGGTTGTGGCATGGGCTGGGATGGAGTACAGTTTGCTAAACACGGTGCTGACTATACCGGTATTGACATAAGTGAATCAAGTCTCGAACTTGCTAAAAAACAGTTTGAGGTATATGGACTACACGGTAACTTTAAGGTCATAAACATGGCTGACCCTAAAGAAGTAAAACAACTTGAGAAAAACTATGATTTAGTGTATAGCATGGGAGTGATACATCACTTTCCTAATATAGAACAAATTATTAAAAACATACATGAATTAACTGCGCCTGGCGGTGAGTTCCGTTTTATGGTATATGCTAAGAATTCATGGAAGTATGCTATGATCAGAAAAGGGTTGGATCAGTTTGAGGCACAAGCAGACTGTCCTTATGCTGAAGCATTTACATCAACCGAACTTTATGATTTATTAGAAGATCGTTTTGAAATATTAAGGTTGCGTCAAGCACACTGTTTCATGTATAATATAGAGAAGTATAAGAAAGGTAAACTTGAATTAGAACCTTGGTTTGAAGCGATGCCAACATTGATGCGTGAAGCAGTAAAAGAGTATCTAGGATGGCACTTACTAGTGAAAGCAAGAAAGGTATAATGGCAAAACTTAAGATAGCAGAATTATTTTATAGCATACAAGGCGAAGGTAGGTACATGGGAGTGCCCAGCATCTTCCTACGCACATTTGGTTGTAACTTCAAATGTGCCGGTTTTGGTATGCCGCAGGGAGAACTTACAGATGAGTATCAAAAGATTGACCCAACCGGTTATGACAGTTATCAATCCCTTCCTTTGGTTAGTACTGGTTGTGACTCTTATGCTTCTTGGGATCCTCGCTTTAAGCATCTTAGTCCTGTTCTGGACACTGATGATCTTGCGAGAGATATGGTTGCGTTATTACCCGCAAAGGAATGGAAAGAAGAACACCTTGTTATAACAGGCGGTGAACCGTTACTGGGATGGCAACGATCATATCCTGATCTATTAGAACATGACAGTATGAGTGGATTGAAAGAAATAACATTTGAGACTAATGGTACACAGGAGTTATCTAAAGAGTTTGCGGAGTATCTTATTGATTGGAGATTAACCAGAGGATACGATGCTATAACATTCTCTGTGAGTGCGAAACTCCCTTGCTCGGGCGAAAAGTGGGAAGAAGCAATTAGACCAGAAGTTGTCAAAAAATATGAGGAGGTAGGTTATACATATCTCAAATTTGTTATAGCAACAGAACAAGATGCTAAACACGCTGAGCGGGCTATACAAGAGTACAGGAATGCTGGCTTTGAAGGTCCGGTATATTTAATGCCAGTTGGAGGCACAGAGTCAGTGTATCACATGAACAACAGACAGGTAGCGGATCTAGCAATGAGTATGGGGTTGAGATATTCAGACAGGCTACAGGTACCATTATTTAAAAACGAGTGGGGAACATAATTGGACAAATATATTTTTACAAGCGAATCAGTAGCAGATGGACATCCAGACAAAGTAGCAGATCAAATATCTGACGCACTGGTAGACGCTGGTTTGTCAAACGGTGATGAGACCACTAGAGTAGCAATAGAAACTTTAGTAACTACTAATCATGTCACGCTGGCGGGTGAGGTTAAGAACTTTAACGTCGTTGACGTTGATCAGATAGTGAGAGAAACAGTTAGGAAGATTGGTTACGAGCAAGAGGGATTCCATTGGAACAACTTGACCATTGACAATCACATACACAGCCAGTCAGCGGATATCGCACTAGGCACTGATGACTTTGGTGCGGGCGACCAGGGCATAATGTTTGGTTACGCTTGTAATCACAACGATGCTTACCTGCCAGCACCTATCTATTACAGCCACGAGATACTTAAACGCCTGCGTGATCTTAGACAAACTAACTCTATACTATTACCAGATGCTAAAAGTCAAGTGTCTGTAGAGTACCTAGGTGATCAAGTACAGCGTATTGATCAAGTTGTTGTCAGCACACAACATCAAGATGGTCACTGTGATGATGCTAGAGAGTTGTGTCGCAATGAAGCTATGGCTGTACTAGGTGACCTAGTAGACGAAAGAACCATATGGCATCTTAATCCAACAGGTAACTTTGTTGTAGGTGGTCCAGATGGTGATACTGGTCTTACAGGTAGAAAAATTATTGTAGATACTTATGGAGGATGGGCACCACACGGTGGCGGTGCTTTCTCAGGCAAAGATCCAACTAAAGTAGATCGCTCAGCGGCCTACATGGCACGTTGGTTAGCCAAGAACGTAGTAGCAGATGAAATGGCTGATTGGTGTCAGATACAGTTGAGCTACGCTATTGGTGTTAAAGAACCTACGTCAATCTATGTGGAGTCAAATGGACATAATAGATCTATTGAAAAGTTTATTAAAGAAAACGTTGATCTAACACCAAAAGGCATCATTGACAGATTTGACTTATTCAACTATAATAAGTATAGTGAAAATTCAACATATGGACACTTTGGCAACAAAGATGTACCATGGGAGAGAGTAGGATGGGATTAATAGACGATATTAAAAAGAAGTTTACTAAAAAGGAAGATCCTAAACCCAAGGCTAAGAAGAAGTCCGCAATGGACATTGCCACGGAAAAGGGAGAACCTTATGTTAACATCTTAAAGATGGATGTGGACTACACAAACATTGGAGACGGTGCTTTTGAGTTAGAGTGGAACGATATATTCGTTGCTAGATTGATCAAAGCAGGCTATCAGATGAAGAAGGAAGATACGGATAGTGACATTGTTGATCGTTGGTTTCAGAATGTGTGTAGACATATAGTAATGGAAACTTTTGAACAACAAGAGGCAATGAATCCAGGTATGAGAACAAACAAGCGTGATCTAGGTGATGGTAAGTCTGAAATATCATAATGTCCAGATTGTTTACATTTGGTTGTAGTTTTACACACTGGAGTTGGCCAACGTGGGCTGACATCCTGGGAAGAGAATTTGAACAATATGAGAATTGGGGTCAGCGTGGTGCTGGCAATGTCTTTATATTTCATTCTTTAATTGAGTGCTATAAAAAGAAAGTATTGGGCAAAGGAGACAAGGTAGTGATCATGTGGAGCTCTTATTTTAGAGAGGATAGATATCATAACGGATTCTGGGATACCTCAGGAGAGACAAGTGGACTTCCAAAAAACGTTGACCTTAGGGGGAAATATATAGAAACACTGTCATTGATATCAGCCGCAAGAAATCTCTTGGAAGGATGGGGAGTTGATTACACATTCACTTCAATGGTTCCAATAAATCAGGGCATGGATATCAATCAGGATCACGGAGAGTTTGATGATGTTGATCAAGTGTTCAACTCTGACATTGAGAATATTAGACCCAGTATGCTAGAAAAGATTTTTGATGGTAATTGGGGGAGCCGTAGAATGCCCGACGAGAAGACAGTTAAAAAAGTATACAAACAACTCATTGGACCAGGCTGGCCAACCATTGACACTTTCTTAGATCGTAATCTAGAAGGTATTGATCCTAACATACTAGAAGAGATACTAGGCTTTGATGTCCTAGCCTGTTATATTGATCCAGAATCAAGACCACATATAATTGATTTTGAAGATACGCATCCTACTCCAGCAGAGCATCTCGCATATATCGACAGTGTGTTGCCAGAGTTTAAAATAAGTAACGAAACCAGAGGTTGGGTTAAACACATGAACGAACTTTTATTAAAACAAGGATCTCCGGACATGCGAATTGATTATCAATTTACACAAAGATGTTACGATGGAATTTGGTCCTGTATAACTAATCAACCAGAAAGGATTTAAAATGGACTTATCATTTATTACAGCAGATTTATTAAACGACATTTCTTGGTTTGATGGCATCATGTATATCATACTTGGTCTCATTGTTTACGCAATCATCAGATGGATTAATAAAAAGATATGAAAGTAGAAGACACACCTTGGATGGAGTCAACTCCATTGATAGATCATCCTTTATACTATGTATTTGAAGACAAGTATCCTGTGACCAAAGGACACTTATTGTTTGTTCCTAAGGTAGATGATGAAATGCACAGAAAAGCCTGTTATGAAGAAGCCTATGATTGGGGCACTGACTTGTTTAACAAAGGTTACTGTACTGGATTTAACATAGGACAAAACGTAGGCGTTTCAGCAGGACAGACTGTTATGTATCCTCACATTCATCTTATACCACGCACAGACGGCGATTGTACAGATCCTAGAGGTGGTGTTAGAGGTGTCATTCCTGAGAAACAGAAGTACTAAATGAAGTTACTGATCAACGGTGACAGTCACACAGCAGGCGCAGAAGCAGTTAACAGTTACGCATTTGCGGAAGATGATAGCAAGTACAAACATCTACATAGACAACCGCATCCAGATAATCTAAGAGTAAGCTGGGGTCGCAAGTTAGGTGAGATGCTCAAACTGAGTACCACAGTATTAGCAGAAAGTGCCAGCTCAAACGAGCGTATCCTACGCACCACGAACGAATGGTTAAACAAGCACGGTGATGACGTGTTCATAATCATACAGTGGTCAACATGGGAGAGGCAGGAATGGATGATAGACGGTCAATACTTCCAAGTCAATGCTTCAGGTATAGATGACGTTCCGGACAGTCATAAGCAGAAGTATAAGGAATTTGTAGCCAGTGTGGATTGGAATCGATGTGAGCAAACATGGCACGTCAGGATTAAGGCATTTCATGAACACTTGACACAGCGAGGTATACCACACATATTCTTCAATGGCAATACCAAATTTGAGAGAACAAAAGAACAATACGATTGGGGGTTGAGCTATATAGAACCTTATACCGGAAGTTATCACGACTGGTTACAGCAGAACAACTACCAAACTGTAGGACCTGACAGTTATCATTATGATGTCAAAGCACATGGTGCTTGGGCAAAACATATGATGCGATACATACTTGACAATAAATTGATTTGATCATATAATATTGATATATGAGATATCTTTTAATAGACACAGCAAATACTTTCTTTAGGGCCAGACACTCGGCATACAGAGGTGCGGATGAATGGGAACGGTTAGGCTTTGCCATACACGTTACCTTGGCCAGCATTAACAAGGCCTGGAGAGATCAACGGGCAGATCATGTAGTATTCTGCTTAGAAGGACGTAGTTGGCGTAAAGACTATTATGAGCCATACAAGAAAAACAGACAGGTAGCACGTCAGGCACTAACTGAGAAAGAAGCAAAAGAAGATAAGATGTTTTGGGAAGCCTTTGATGATCTTAAAGACTTTATCAAAGACAAAACAAACTGCACTGTCTTACAACATCAACAACTAGAAGCAGATGATTTGATAGCAGGCTGGATACAGAGCCATCCAGATGATCATCATACTATTGTATCAAGTGACACAGACTTTTATCAACTGTTGGCAGAAAATGTAAATCAATACAATGGTATTTCAGATGAACTACACACTATTGAAGGTATATTTGATAAAAAAGGTGAGCGTGTCCTGG